ACATCCCCACTTCGTCCACGGAATTCCATGATGCGACAAAGTGTTTCCCGCGCTCCACACCTTCACCGACGCCACGGTTTTTCTTGGCCTCAAAATAAACTTCTCGGATGACGTCCTCAGAGAAAGCGTTCCGGCATCTTTCAACCAGGGACCGATGTTCAGCGGCTTCTTTGATGCGGAGCTTCTTTGCACTTTCGCCAAAGCCGCCACCAGTATCCTCGGGAGGAAGAGAGGCCTTGTATTTCACCGTGGCATCGACCCAAGAGTCAACTTCTTTGGGTGTCAGGAAGGAAAGGGTGGAAAAAACTTGTTTGACGATTTCCGGGGGAAGCTCCGGCACCCCAATGAGGTCTTTGAGTCCGTCGTGTACCGACTTTGCCAGGTTGAACGTATCGCCCTTCTGTTGAATACGGTCACGAGACTCTTCAATCTGGGGAAAGTTCATTTCAAGTTCAAACTCAGTAGCCGCACCATCCAAAAGCCCGGCAATTTCCAGGTGAATCCGAATGTCCTGAGCCAGTTCTTTCATGATGATGGATTGACGGGCATAGACCCGGCGTCCGAAAGGTTTGTATTGCTGAAGAAGACTCGCACCGGAAGTACCGAAGGAAGCCTTATCGACAATGAGGTAGCCCTTGGGAATCAGGGTACTCATGATAAGGTCATCCCGAAGATATTCCAGGTCCGCAATTTTGTCGAGGTCGTGTGAACGGTCTTTGAGGTCAAAGTCAACCAATTCTTTGGGGTAGAACAAACGGTTGTTCAAACCCATATCATCCCGGGTCTGACTCATTTTACCCGCGTTTTCAATCTCCGCTTTCACGTCCTGAAGGGCTTCCCAAATTTCATCCGGGGGCATTTCTTCGTTTGTCGCTACACCGTAAGTTTCCAGGGGCATCGAAAGCACGCGGGCAACAGCCTGAAGATTTTTTGAAGCGACGAGTTGGCGGAAGGTCGGGATGGAATATGAAAAGTCTGACTGACCGAACGGCCAAATTTCTTTTTGTGTGGTCTGAATCCGGAAATGAGAAATCATCCACGGCGGGAGAACCAGGCCGTTGAACATCGTATAGCCGAAAAGGTAGGACTGAAAGAATTCTGAGACCTCCATCAGGTCCATTGACGTGCCCTGGAGGAAGTCAGCAATTTTCTGAAGTTTTGCGGCGCGGCTCAGAACGTCGAGCTGGCCGTACTTGGTGACATCGAACCGAGTGGCGTTGAATTCCATCCGGTCATAAATGTCGAACGGGTCCAGAACGGTTTGGGAGATAATGCCTTTCTGAGGGTCAATGCCTTTGACCGTGAAGGAGTCTCCGTACTTCATCATGTCATAAGCGATGACCCGGAGTTTTTCTTGCGTCATGCCCCAGGAGCGAAGAACTTCTGTGATGGTGTTGGAAATCTTGGTATTCTTGGCGTTGACCGTCAGCACGCCGCCGGGGGTGTCCGATTGAACAATTTCATCTGCGTACAGGTTCAGCGCCGAAGCAATCATCGGGTCATTGCGGGCCATGAAGTCCAGTTCGTTGTAACGGGCCTTCCGGCTGGCGGCGGTCCCTTTGTCGCTGTAATTTTCCTGGAACCACCAATTCCATATCTTGGTTATCTGGGGCGGGAGATTTGAAAACTTTTTTGCCTTGCCGGTTGCGTTATCTCTCTTTGCCGGAACAGCGACGCCCTGGTCAACCTGGATGCGGAAAAAGTTTGAGAAAAAACCGGATAAGCCTTTCGGTGTTTGGTTTGTTGCCATGGGGGTTCCTCAGAAGAATAGTCCCCATGACAAAAAGGTCACTTGAACCTAAAAAGTTTGGAGAAGTCTGATGGACCTTGTACCTGGAAGGTTGAGACTCCGCGTAGACCGCTTGGGCTAGGACCAATACCAGCATCATCCAAGTCAAGGCGTCCTGTCAGCCGAAGTTTGTTATGATAAATTTCGTGCCCTTTACCCCAAGTACCGGTTTTAGTCCTATACTTCCGTCCACAAAGCGGACAGAGAACAAAAAAAGACCCTTGTATTGACTCGGCGATGGCCTGACAATGTTTTGGAGAGTTCTTCGCTCCCGCTCGAGTAGGTTTGCCTAAGCGCTTGCCTCTTTGTCGCTGACGAGTTTCTAATGTCCTTTCTGTCATGGTTTGATTTGCGCGTTTTTCTCTTATGATCGCTCTTGTAGTCTCTGAGTGTTTTTTTCCAAAAAAAGGATTTTTCTCACCAGCGAATAAACCTACCCGAGCTTCCGCCATGGAAAGTCTAATTGATGCGTATTCTTTAGCTGTCAGATGTCCTACATACGAATTATTCTGATTCTTTTGTTGATTTGGCTTTTGCATTATGTGAAACGCCGTACTCATCGGTAGATTTTGTGTCGGAAAATTCTCGTAAGCCTTCCAAAGAATATGATGAAGAACGAAGTGTGCTTTAGGCGACACTACGATAATATTGTCGGTCACATTTGTTCCACAAAGAGATTGGGGTAGAATGTGATGCTTTTCGGTGTAGCCTTCAGGTTGGGGGTTTGAGCGCAAAGCTTCTACTAGGCGAAAGTACCGGCTCAAGTGAAGGGGGTTGCCTTCAGGAAACACTTGTCCTGAAAATTCTGGCATGATGATTCTCCTTTTTACCTTTTACGTCGTTGACGCGACAACAGAATAGTAGAATAAAAAGGGTTAGACCGTCAAGAATCACTTTGATGGTCAACAGGCGTCAACCTGCTGTCCCCTTAAAAATTATTTTTTCAAGTGAGGCGACTCAGTTCTGTTACTACCAAGCCAATGCAATTTTTTTCCCGTGGGACCGACGCGGTTCATCCCGAACTTGTGCCGGGTGTCACCAAAGCCCATCGGAATGTGAATCGGTGCGGTTGAACCCCAGTGCCTTTCCCACCGTTTTCCTTCAAAAATAAATTCTTTCGGGGGGTCGCCAACATACCCCAATTCATGTAAGTCAAACTCTTGGACGTTACCATCAGCATCACGAAAATCCATCAAACGCATTTTATGTTCCCCTCAATAAGAATAGCCCGCTTCCTGAGAAACGGGCTTTTTGTTTGTCAGTGGTCTCGGGACGGAAATCCGCCGGTTTTGACCTTGAGTTCGACTTTCTTTTCCGCCGAGGACAAAATCTTAACGTTGGGTTCAGCGACCCATTGCGTTTTCGGAAGCACGCCTTTTTTCACCTTACGTTGTTTTCATATTTTTCCTCCTGAAAAAAAATTATTTTTTAGGGCTTGAGTCTTCGGTAGTAAACGACAGTCCGCCAAAGAATCACAGCGCAAACAAAGAACTCCGGAACGAAAAGTCCGTACAAGTCAAAAGGGTACTGATAGTTTTCCCAGAAGATGACCCATGCACGGTACCCTATCAAAAGCAACAGCATTTCGACGGTGAAAAAAAGACACAAAGAAAGTTCTCGTTTAGACATCTTCGTCACCTTCATCTGTGGAGCGTTTTAACCATAAGGTCAGCCACTTGAGGTCGAACTTTTGTAGTCTTCAAAAATTCATTCAACAGGTAACTGGTTGAGGCATCAGACGGCCCGCTTGCGGTTATGTCGAGGGGTGCGTGCAATTCTACTGGACGCTCGACTTTTCCCAGGCGGACACCTGGATATTTTTCCAAGTATTCTTTCCGCGCCCGGTCCGGGTCAGGTGCCCGTTCAACGTCAGTAATCCAGATGGTATGCCCGGCGTCCATCTTCGGGGGGTCAGGATACATGACGGTTGCGTAATCCAGGAAGGAAGGAATCGGGTATGCTTCCAACGCACTTTTCGTCATACGGATAAAAACATTTTCTTTTCCGGCTTCATCACGTCGGGTTATGCGGGTTGACCCGGGGTAATGCTTTGACACCTGTTTATGAATATGACCACCCAGTACCTTCAAAGTGTTGCACCAGGAAAGGTCACAGTTCATCGCATATTCACCGGCGGTTTCATCACCGACATGGGTCAGAACGTGCGTGAAATTCCAACCTGAATCAGACCGAAGCGGGCCGGTGAAAACCTCCAGGGCAGCGGGGGCCGAGTAGACCTCATTCATGCTTGTGAACAGTTTTCCCTCAATCAAGGTTTTGGACCAGATGTACGGGAGGATAAGGCAAGAGACCCCATCGATGTCCATGACTCTGGGGTGGTCGATGACTTCGACACCCAATTCTTTGAGGAGGTCGATGGCACTCCCCTCCGTCTTGGTGTAGTCGTGATTGCCCCGGATACAGATGACCCGGCCGTGTCGGCGGCGGGCGTTCACCAGACGGGCCACCAGCGCGTTAACCGGCCCTTGATTCTCCGGTGAATCGAACACGTCACCCATCAGGACGGTCGTCATCGGCTCGACCGGGCGGGATTCTTCCCAGGCGACGTAGTTCCGGCACGCCTCAAAGTGGTGTTTCTTGGGTGTGAAGTGGATGTCAAAAACAAGTTCGGTCATGCGTAGACTCCGTGACGAAACATCAACGTTTGAATTTCTTCTTGAAGTTCCGGGTCCATCGCCCGTGACTCACTGTAGGGTACAGGTCTGGTCGAAACCGCACCACGAAGGCTAGACCAGGTTCGGTCTTCTTCGGCGTCATAGTCTTCAAAATAATTCGAGTTGGTTTCATAGCGTTTTACTTGATGAAGGAAAGCTTCAGCTACGGAGTTGGATTCGAACATCAGCGTGTTCTTTTTGGGGACCACAAGGTAATGTCCATTCACAGGAAATCCAGGTTCGTCGTATTGCACAATGGCATCGTTCTTTCGGACCAACAGCACTTTAATTCTCCAAGTGATCGGCATCACAAAAGGACGGTACATGAATCGCACCGGGGGATTTTTCGTATTGACGGTCTTGGGTAGGTAAACTTCTCTCATCATGAACGCCTCTGTTGGTACCAATGCCAGAAAGCCTCAGCCCCGCCATGATAGACGGTCGATTCACCCTGAACGGTCCAGCGCCCCGTTGTCAAAGCAAAATCGACTTGGGGCTTACCTGATTCTCTGAAAAAGACAACGTCTTTCTTCACCTTATATACTACCGGTTTTTCTTTGAAAAAAAATAAATTCTTTTCTTTCCATGCGGCATGTTGAATTTTCTTCTCTTCCCGGTGAAGTCGGTAAAGGTCAGCGGTTCCGGTTTGGACAGATACGGCGTTCAACAACCTCGCGCCTTTCTCTCTCGTTTCCAGTAGGCGCTTCGGAGCCACGCGCCGAAACTCAAATCGCTGTCACATTCCCGGTAGAGCCGATATCGCCGTTGGTCCCTGGTCAGCTTCGGTTCCATAGCCTCACTGAGGACAAGCGCAAAGGCCTTCCCTTCATCTGTTGCGTGATAAACCTGGTCTTCCCTGGGAATGAAGGACGGGATGCCTGAAAGAGCCAGGAAGCCCTTTTCCATGAGGGATGCCAAGTATGGCCCGTCATGATATCCGGGGCCAGCGACAAAGTGATTACGGAAGATGGTTCGTCCGTAGTCCAAGCCAAGGGTGTGGAAAAGAACACTCCGTTCACCCTGGGACAGTTCAGAAGACATCTCGGTAGGTGTCATGTTTAGCCGCCTCCTCTGTTCGTGCTTCCATCACTTTTTGCTCGGCGTATTCTTCAATCAGAAGAACCAGTTCTGACCGCTTACGGGTGATTGACCAGTTGAAACCGCACCCATGTTCCCAGGCGTCAATCAGCGCCTTCGCATCTTTTGCTTTCATCGAGTTTGCCCCGGAACCATATTCATGACTTCCGTCAGCTTTTTTTCTTCACGGGCAAGCCGTTCCTGCGTTCCAAGGATGGTCCGCTGCTGGTCTTCCACCAAGGCGTGCCAGGCGTCAGACCAGTTCGGAAAAATCTTCGCGGTAGTCAGTCCGGCACGGCGAAAGACACGATGTTCCGGCCAGCCTTCCCGAGGTTCCGCTTTGAGGTGATAGAAGGCCCGCGTCACTTTTGTAACGTACACAGGGAAAAGCATTGACCAGCCGGTTTGAACCATCCAGAGCTGGTCTCCGACTTCATAAACATGAGCTTTCATACGGACCCCTTAAAAAAAGTTCTGATGGTTTCAAAAGCATGAACGACAGGTGCCAGGCGAAGAACTTCCGCCTTTTCAAGATTCAACTCTATTCGAATAGCCTGGTAGGCGTTATCTGATTTGATGTACTGTTCCCTCCAAAAGACACACTCATCCACTTTTCCATTGTAGGATTCCTGAACACTCGCCAAGGTTTTTGACATGCGTTCCACTTCTTCCATCAAGTCCTGGTAGGTTGGTCCCCGGGCTTGGTCTTCTGTCACAAAAAGATTGTCGAGAACCGTTGTGACCATCGGAAATCCGTGAAGAGAAAAAACTACGACGCAAAGAATTTCTTCTTCATTCCAGCGAACCAACCGGCCATGAGCCCCCTCCCCCCGGGTGGGGTCCACCTGGGATGAGGTTGAACGAATCCAGTCCCGACCCTCAACCCCACAGACAAGCGCGGCGAAGGCCTTCTGTTCCTCCAGGGAACGGATACCGAACCTATCAGCAAGCCTTTCCTTCGCATGGTTGGAAAGGCCTGTCACCCAGCCATCTATGCTCACGGAAAAACTTCCTGACTGGGGATAGAATCTCTCGGGTTCAGATAGGACAGGAAGACTTCAGGGAAAATCAAGTTCGGTAAGTCTCGGCCTGGAACAAACAAGCTTGCAACTTCGTCGAAAGACAAGCCCGCGATACCCGTACCTACCGGGGTAAGCCAGAAAGTTTTGTGCGGGTTGGTTTTCACACAACCAAGAAAGATTCTCACGTGTTCACGAACTTCCCGCATGGGCATTTTGGAAAAACCGTGTCCGAGGGTAGGAAGGGCGTAGGTTTGACCGGTAAGCCCCTCCCCTACCCCCCAGATTGCGCCGAAGTGTTCGAAGGCCACTTTAGCCGCTCCGCCCGCATGAGCGCCGTCCAGGTTGGTTCCAACGACAAAAACTTGATCGGGCTTGGAAAAACTTTTGATGAATCCTTTGTAAAATTTCATGGCATTACCTCTTTCCGTAATCGATGGGTCTCTGAAAATAGTCCGACGGGACTTTTCCTGAAAGAATGGTCCAGCCCGCGTTAGGACCGGCCACCGGGACGTAATACCGAAATCCTTCTTCCCCTATCGAAGTCTTAACAGCTTTGGCAAGAAATTCAGTGAACGGAAGCTCCATCGCAAAAACAACCGGAGATTCCCAGGTGGTCAGGTGCCCTTGAATTCGAATCAGGTTACAGCCTTTTTCGGCCAACCCTTGGATAAGATGCTCCCGAATTCCGTAAGCTTTGTTCTGAGGAAAGAATGCGGCGCGGGGAGCATCGTTGGTGTAAACCCGCGTGGTCAAATCCAGTTGTCCGTCAGGAAGTGATTTCATCACACCTTTGATTCGAACATTGCTAAAAAATGTATAAGTCATACGCCCTCCAGCGCGAAACCACGAACCCGGTGAAATTCCAGGTCCAGGCCTTTGCAAACCTTTTGTCGGATGTCGGCTATTTCCAGCCGGATTGTGGTGGTGTTCACCTTGAGTTCTTCAGCCATCTGCTTCTGGGTATTCCCGGTCTGAAGCATTTCCGTAATTTTTCTTTGACGAAAAGAAAATTCTTGAACCACGGTTTCCAGGTGAATCTTTTCAAGTTTGTTGAGTGCCAGGAGCGCCGGGGAGTACGCATGAAGTGACCGATGATGCACCGGTAATAAATCCATGCTGTCCGAAAAACACTCTCGGTATTCAAAAGGCATAATGTCGTGAATCAAAATTCCTTTGGCTTTTTTCGATGTGAACTTCCGCGTCAGCTTTTTCAGACTGTTATAAATCTGATGCGAGAAATTGAAAGTTTTCGGGTTGGTGCATCGATTTGAATCGAACTTTAGAATTTGCTGATGAAACATAATCATCCCTTCAGCAACCAAATCTTCGACTTCCACCCCAGTTACGGTAGTAGCCCGGTTGGCCCAATGAAAGACCATGCTTTTGTGACGAGACCACAACACGGCAAAGTCCTGTGTCATGACCGCTTCGTAATCCGAAATTGTTTTGTTGAACATGATGGCTCCCAGCTTTATAGAATGAAACCCGAACCTCCCCACGGGGTTCGGGTGGTAGGGTCAAAGCGCTTTTGGGTCTCGGCCCTCAAGCAGAGCGGATTTTTCTGCTTTCGTGACGTCCTTCACCAGAAGGCTGGGAGCCTTGCGGGTGCCCAGATGTTTCTTGTGCTTGGTGATGAGGTCTTCCCGTCCGATACTCCTAAGACCGACTTCAGTGACCTTAATCATCTCCCGCATTTCAGCGAAGGTCAGGTCATTTAGAACCAGGTCATCAATCTCGGTGTTCTCAGCACCTTCCTGAAGGACCACCTTTATGAGGTCGGGGAAGAACTCGACGAACAAACCGGAAGCCTTGAGGATGCCTTCCAGGGGCGCACCCAAGGTTTCGAGCTCTTTGGTCTTGAGTGTAATGGCTTTGTACATTTCAGCCAGTTCACGCCGTCCAGCTTCGAAGGCGGTGCCCGTGATACCGGCATCCTTCAAGCGTTTGAAATTATCAACTTTGGTGTTGATGTTGGTCATGTCAAAATTTATGTCCATTTTTTCTCCTCTGAAAAGATTTTTTTTGGGGACAGTTTGTTCAGCTCGACGAAGCGGGAAAACCTGAATGTTGTCGAAGGAGGATTCCTTTCGCACAATCGGACCGGGGTCACGATGACTTGTTACGTGCCGACCTTTTTCATCGAAGGGGTTGGCCTGAATCAGTTTGTCAAAAGGGTCAGGTCGGTTATTGGTTGGAAGCTTTGCTCTCATCTCGCTTTCCTTTTCTGCATCAAGCCGCCGAACCACCAAAGGCAATTCAGTCGGCAGGAAATGCCACTGGGTTGTCGTCACACAGGACGGACAGTAGAACGCCCAGCGGCCCGGCTGGCTGATCCCTGGCCGGTATTCAGTGTGTAGCGCCCCGCACTTCAAACATGAGGGGCACTCCGGGATAGGAAGCATCTTACTTGCCACCGTTCACGATAAGAAGAAGTGTGACGGTCACAAGCCCGATGACGTAGAACTTGTTGTTTCCGACCCAGGTCAGGAAATCGACCACCAGGAAGTGAAACTGATATTCTTCAGCTTCCTCAGCTTTGCGGGTAGCCCGAGCGCTCAAGACGCCGTCAACGAAGGCTCCCAGAAGGTTGTAGTTTTTTCCGGGGTAGCCAAAGTCGTTTCGGACTACGGTTTCTCCGGTCTTTGTGTTGAGCCACTTGACGGTCAACCCATTGTTGGTTTGGATAGTTTCGCTCTGATTCATGACGCTCTCCTCGCTTTCCTACGTTGCCAGGTATCAACCCGGTCTTGAATTCAGTCTAACCCGACAAGTTGGATATGTCAAGGAAAAACTGAAAATATTTTTTCAAAGAGGAAAAACACCTTCTTCTTCGATAAACTCAATCGGTTCGTTCCGGGTCACACGGATATGCCTGGGGAAAATGTTGGCGATTTGGTCCCCAATCAGAATCAGGAATTCAGACCCAGCCACCCCCACTACCATGTATTCCGCTTCGGGGTCAGTGACTTTGTAGACTGACCGGATGGTCGAGCTCATGTGCCTGTCATTCGGGTCATCGTTGATAAAAGGGAATCGAACCCAAAGTTGCCTGTTCATTCTGTTGCCTCTTCTGTATTTAGTTCAGGTTTAGCGGGACACCCATGGTATTCCCGGGTGATGCACGAGTAGTGCTTGTCACGGTACGACGACTGGACGCCGTTAATACTTTTTTGCTGGTGAAGAAATTGTCCAGGGTTCCAGCAACGGTACGAGGGGCAGAGGCCGGAGCTACAGGACACGCTCACAACCTTGCCATCAATCTTGTCTCCAATGGTCATGGCCCCCTCCCCCTATTCCCGGAACTTGCCGGATTTGTATTGCATTTTCATCACCTTGAGAATCGAGTCCCGGTCCCACTGAGCAATCGTCCCACCCTGTTTGGTGATAATCATCGGGCGGTCTTCGTACCGTTCCGTTTGGAGGAGGGTCTTGAACCTGGAAATCAGCGAGGTCGAAAGTCCGGACGATGTATGGATGACTTCGTCCGTAGCAAACCTAGTAAGCTTCGTGTTGGGAAGTCCAGCGTAGATGTATTTTTCCAAGTCCGCCCATTCGAACCAATCTTTTGCGTCATCTTCCTTGGAGGGTAGGGCCGGGAACGAAAGAAACAGAAGAGCCTGAAGCATGACGAAGGCGAACAAAAAGATGGCAACCATCAGATCAGCGCCGGTCAGCTCCGGAAAGCCGGGAATCAATTTTTTCAGGACAACCGCAACTTTATCAAAGCTGGCCGTGATGCGGGTCTTTTCATCAATTTTTGGTGGTGCCAAAAGTTTTTTCTTGTCCCGTTCCGCTTCTTTATCTGATTTTTCTTGAGTCAGCTTGGTGATAGCCAGCGTTGCGGTGTCAACAGATTTCTGACTGGTAGTCACCACTCCCCGGGCCATAGCCGATGCGGCACCTTCGACAAGTTTGTTTTGGGTTTCAATTTGAGCCTGAAGCCCCGCAATCTGAGAGTCGAGGGTCGTCGTATCATTCACGAAAGCAACTTGTGCCTGAACGGCAAGAGCTTCTTCCTCGGCGGTAGAAATCATGTTGGTTGCAAAGGACACGAACGCAAAGGCCGCGTAGAGTTGAAGACCGAGCATGATAATGACTTTGCCCCAAGGAAATTTCATAGCCCGAAGGCCAAGTGCTTTCCACCAGGTTTTCAAGTCCGCACCGACATCCCGAAGACGGTGTACGTCACGCTTAACGTCGGGAATCAGCGCCCAAAGGGCAATTTCGAATACGATGCCGGAAACCAACCAGAGAATGTTTTCATAGGTTTCCTTGCCGAACTTGACCATGAGCAAGGCGCTCATAATCAGAAGCACGGCGGCGGTACCAAACTTTACAGCGGTCCAGAAAAAGGAATTCCACTGATTTGCGGTGGGGAGCTTCGGTTTCATATACATCCTCGCTTTCCTACGTTTGACCCCTTCAAGGGGGTCTTTCTACACTTTATCCCAACCCGCTGGACTTGTCAAGTCTTTTCGGAAAATCCTGGTACAGGCCTTTGAAAAAGAGTTTTCATCTGTTCAGCGGTCAAGTCAGTAACGGTTAGAATTTCCGTGTGCCCGTTGTGAGCCAGCGCCTTGAACAGGCCGTAGACATCAACAGGGATGGCGACGGAATTGGGGAAAAAACTTTTTCCATCGTCAGTAGTTTCTTCTACCGTGAAGGAATATTCCCCAATTTCCACATCGAACCTGGCACGGGTATTTTGATACGTGTGTTCGTCTTGCCAAACGTACATATCAATCATGCCGGTCAACGTCCCAATTTGACAAGGAACGTCTCTGGCCCATCGGTCGAGAAGTCCGTATTCTTTGAGGTGGACCTCCCGTTCCTCGGGGGGAAGGTCTGAGTGGGGACGCCACCGAACTTGTTGTGGCTGCATCAGAGGTCCATTATCCAAGGGAAGATAAGCTGAAGAGTCCAGCCCTTGGAGGTTTCAATTTTTATGGAAAATTTCTTTACAATAGAAAACGCGAACTCAGTCACTTTTCCCGCAAAGAAAGCACCACGAGAGTCTTCCCCATAAAAGGAGAAGAAAAATTCTTTTCCATTGTAGCCAACCGAGAAACTCCCGCCACCGGTAAACCTGATACTGTCGTCATCGCCCGTCCCTTTACTGATGGTGGCAAGGTCAAAGTCAAAGATTTGCGCGTCTTGAAACGCGTTCATAACCCTCGCAATAGGTTGCGGTTTAGTCCATTTCCCGGCGTGAGGGAGATACCCCATGTTGGATTTTTCAGGAGCATCTAGGCTGATGATGGACTTAAATGTATTGATAAAGCCTTCCGTATCGCTTTCATTCAATCCGGCTTTCTGAGGGACTGATTCAACTTGCATGGCTTTCCAACCGCCGGTAGTCCACTGGTTGAGGAACTTGGTCAGCGTATCGCTGGGATGCCCCAAACCATCAATTCCGAACAAAGTTTTTTCCATGGCGTCAGCCAGGTCTTGAAGGGTCCGGAACCGGCTCTTTCCCGCCGAGGTCAGATAGTTCATGACATCCCGGTCGAGATCTACGGTCATACCGTCAGCGGTGTCCGCAACCGTGACGGTGTCAGTACCGCGCCGGGCCTTGGCAATTTCTTTGTCCCCGGAATGAAGCCGGAAAGGCTGGTTGGGTTCGAAGAAATCTTCATGAAGGCCTTCCCTGACCGTAGTCGGAGCTTTGTGAACTTTCTTGTTTTCAACCCGAATATTTTTTTCTTCGGGGAGATTGTGAGCTTTGCGGGTCATGCTGGTCAGAACGGCTCGGCTGGAACGGGTCATGGTTTTTACCTCGGGTTTCAAAAGAATAGTCTCAAAACCGGGCGGTCTTGAGTTCTCGTTCAATATCAGCGTCAGAAGAATTTTTTCTTGAGAAAGTTTTTCGTGTATGCTGGGCGATCGTGTGAATGGCCGCGATAACCAGATTCAACCCAGCCGCACCCAGCGGCCCGAACCACGGGAAGGACAGAGCCCCCCCGGTGACCACCCCCGCCAGGAGAAGAACCAGGGCTTTGATGCCGTCAGGCGACGTGAAGAACTTGGCGAAGGTCAGCTTTCCGGTCAAAGCCGCCACAATGTCGCTCATATCAAAGTCCGATACGAAGTCACCGGTGAAGCTCATGTTCATCCAAATCAGAACTAGAAGTCCGGCAAAGATGATTCCAGAAAGAATCAGAATCGCCTTGTGCCTTTTGAGCCAGGCATCAACCTCCGCCCCGATTTTCCGAAGAGTCTCCGGGTCTTTACCCATTTTGACCAGCGCAAGGTCGATACCCTTCTGTACCAAGGAAGTCATCAGGTCCGGAAGGGCGTGAGCAATTTTTGACCAGGCGTTGTAGGCTTGGGTCAGAACTTTTTTGAAGTAGTCCAGGTCCCACTTGAATTCCGAAAACAGTTTGAAAACCGCTTTGTCCTTCAGGAACGTCATGAAGTCTTTCACCGAGGTCTTGAGGAGCTTGACCGTTTCCTTGATGAAGACCCAAACCTCTTTCATACCCTCGGAGAGCTTGTCTTCACGGAGGATGCGTCCGTAGTCGGTAGACCGGCAAAAGGCTTCATATTCAAGGAAAAGGGCGTCAGTTTCCATACTAGAATAGTCCGAACCTCACATGAACCCAAAGCCCGGAGTCAGGCCTTTATTTTTTTCAATAAGTTTTTTTTCTTTTGAGGTCAGGTGAAGAAGGTGTTCTCTCAGCCGGGCAACAGCGGCATCAAAGTATTCTTCATCCTTTTCAATCCAGGTCAGGGAAAAACCCAAGTCCGCCGCCGCCAGACAGATGGAACCAGAGCCCCCGTGGGTATCAAGAATTTTCCAACCGTGTTCGGCATAGTTTTCGAGAAGGTAGGCGTAAAGTGCCCTCGGTTTCTGGCATGGATGGACCCTGGTTTCTTTCGCCCAAGCATCTCCCTGCCGCATACCGTTCCAGGTGAATGTGAATTTCTTCAAGGCCCGGTTGAAGGATGTGTAGGCTAGTTCTCCATCCGAAAAATCCCCGGAAGCATTTTTATCCCAGAAAATCCAACCCATCGATGAGGGTAGGTGCGGTGTGAAATAGTTGCCTCCCCAAATAATTTGATGTTTTGAAACCCGGCGAAGTTCCGCGAAATATTCCGGACCGGGTATCGCCTTGTCCCACTCTTTCGGGGAATACTTTATGGCCTGAGCCAGTTGATTCCGGGAATGGTTTGAGGCCCCGTCTTCACCTATTCCATACGGAGGGTCAACTATGGAAAGTTGAAAGTATTCAGCCGGAACGTCTTTGAGGTAATCCATACAGTCCGCATGAATCATAACGATTTTGTCATACTGGAAAGTTTTCATGTTGCGGGCGCTCCATCTTGTGCGGGCTGTTCTTCACCCAAAATTCTTCGTCTTCGGGCTTGAGCTTCTACCAGCTCTTCAGGGGAAATTTTCATCAGCTTGAATAGGCCGGGTTCATGGAAATATCGGACAAGCTGGCCGACGGAGCCCATCGATTGCTTGAGCACCTGGACTTCTACAATGTCATCCAAAGCCCTGGCTTCTTCATCGTCCGGAAACAAGCGGTCCGCGTAATATTTTTCCCGGAAAATTCCAAGAACGATACGGGAGCGTTCCGCTATAGCCGATGAATTCTTGATGTTGTTCAGTGTCGGCCTCAGCCGCTGGATTCCCTGGATGTTCAGAGGCTTGGTGTTGTCCGTAGCCCGGTTTGCTTGAATCAACAGAACAACATGAATTCCGGTTTTGCGGGCAACCTCATGAATCATGTTCATGCCCTTTTCGATTACGGAAGGGTCTTCGCCGGACACATCTTTCAGCATGGAAAAAAGGTCAATAAACAGGATGAAATATTTTGTTTTCATCGCAATCTGCTGCCGCCGGATGATGGCTTCGATGTCCGCGATGGATAGGGATGGTTCATCAACAAAAAACCAGTGATTGAGTTTGTTCGCTAAAGTTTCGCGTTCTCGCCGGATAGCCTCGATAACAAAGTCATCCAGCGGTTCACCTTTGGACCTAGGGAAAATCAGCCGGGAGTCCAGGTCTTTTCTCAGACCCATCAGACGGTCTCCGGTCGCAACGCCAGACATTTCCAAGGAAATCATTCCACAGGGAATCCGGCAGTTTATCATACGGTTGAAAAGATTCAGGGAAAGCATCGATTTACCCATGCCGGTTGCCCCGAAAATCGAAGTAATTTCCCCGGGAGCCGGTCCGACCGCTAAGGCTTGGTCCAGGGATGAATCACCAAACTCCCACTTATAGAGCCCCTGGTTCCGTGCTTCAATCTGCCGGAGGTAGGCGTCCATGAATTGTTCCGGGGTCTGTACTGACGAAGCCTTGCCAACCGCCGTATCCAGGTGGCCTTGAAGGTCATAAACCCAATTCTGAAGAAGTGCAACGTCCAGTTCCCCTTTCGAAGAAGTCTTGGTCCAAATCTTTTCCAAGAGACTGGTTTCAATTTGAGCCTTGGCGTAGTCACCTCTGAGCCGCTGAAAATAGTAAGCGAATGAACCGGTGTCCCGGTCGGTTTCAAGCAAGGATTGAATGGAGTCTTCCGTCAGCTTGCCGTGCCGCTTGTTACCTTCGGACACCATGTTCGTAATGGTTGGTGTGACGTGTGCGGTGTAGAGAATTTTCAAAGCATCGTAGAGGGCCGCACCTTCATCAGAAACAAAATAGTTCCGGTCCAGGTTGGCCATCAGTTCAATGTTGTCTACCAAACAGCAAAGGACTTGCCTCTCACAGAGCATGGAGGAAAGAAGCGACATCTATTCCCCCCAAAAATTATCGAGCTCGAGTCGTGCCCACTTGTCATTGAATTCCATGACGCGGACGGACCTTTCCACCAGAGCTTGAATTGACGGGCCGAAGGGGTCCGAAATCAAAGCCGGGTCGATGTTCGATGTGAAGCAAGTTGAACGTCGGTACATCTCCATCCGGGTGCGGAGGAAAGTATCCAGGAAAGAAAGTTGATAGCCAGACTTGTACAGGGTCATTTTCTTGGAATCGAAGGAATCATCAATTACCAGGAAATCGACTTCCCGACAATCCTCGACCAAGGCGGCATACTTATCAGGAAGATAAGTTTCTTCCTTGAGAGCCAAAACCAATTCGCTCATCGTGATGAACCGGACCGTGTATCCCTGAAGAAAAATTTCTTTTGCAAGAATTTTTGCCGTTGTAGATTTTTGTGTTGAATTCCACAGAGACCAAAGATACAAGTTGGTCGTCTTATGCTTCTGAGAAAATCCGTTAAGGAAAATTCGAAGCTTGGCAATGTTGGCTGGTGCATCTGCCCCTTGGTAGCCGTCCAACGTCCTTTCAATCATCCGAGACTCAATCCCGCACTTCTCCAAGGAAAAGCGGGCTTGGAACAACCGGAGGGCTTCCTTGTAGGCCCTGGTGTAGGTCAGGGTCTCTTCCCCGGTTTCATCCACCGTCACGACGAACTTTTTGTACTGAACGCCATCGATTTCAGCATACTGAGTCCTATCAGTCGCTAAGACCTTCATCAGACGGGTTCCTTTGTGGTCGCCCCTTCTTCGAAGGAAGCGAAGACCTGACGGATGCGGCTCAACAGAATTCGTTCAGCATCGGTGGTTTCTTCGTCATGCACCTGACCCACGTTGCGAATCATAAATTGGTCCGGTTCAAAGGTGGCATCCACCACGGCCTGTCTACCGGAAAGAACAAATTCATCCCCCTGGTACTTGAAAACCAGTTTCCCCAGCAGGGGGATGACAATCTCCCGCTTCTCCAGATATTCCAGCATCACAAAGACGGCCAGGGATGCAAAGAACTCCTGGGTCACATCTTTGTTCCGACCAAAAATCAGCTTCATCCGGTTCAGGGAGGCTTTTTCTGCTTTTGAAAACTTTACTGTCATGGTGCCTTCCTGATGTACATACTACCGGTTTTTTAGCCGTTGATTCGAGTTCTGTGCTTATTTTCTCCAGTTTCTACAACATGCACGCCGGGCTTCTTTTCGAGCTCCGCTTTCTTGGCTTGAAATTCGGTCTGGGTCAATTCCTGTTCGTTCAACATGACCTTCTTTTCATCAGGTCGGACCTGGTCGCTCATGGCGGACCTCCTGTCAGTAAAATTATACCCGAACTTCGGGTTTTTGAAAACTTCCTTTGGTCCCCCCTGGGGGATGGGGGGGGGTCAGGCCTCCGGCAGCTGAAGCGCGTCAACCTTCATCAGGCGTTCCCCTATCCAACGGACAACAGGAACGGCCATAGAATTTCCACAGGCTTTGTACCTGACACCGTCAGCGGCGGGTTTACCTTTGAAGGGAACGTCGGTCCACCCATCAGGGAACCCCTGAAGTCTTTCTGTCTCGACCGGCATCAAACGTCTCACCCGCCAGCGGGATAGAACCAAAGCCCCAGGACCACCCCCGTTGTTACCGCCTTGGGCCGACAGCGTAGGGAACACGTCGCCATCACCGACAATCGTGTCGCCTTGATGTCCGGTTGTTTTTACAGATTTCCCGAGCGTGTGGGTTTCCACACAGATTGCCCCGCCCCCACCTAGAAATTGTCCGGTACTCACCCCTTGTGCTTCAAGCGTAGGCATCACCTGAATGTCATCAAACCAAACGGCGGGCGTTTGATTTTTCACAAGGGTTCCTGAAATTTCAGGTTGTCCCGCGTCGGAAAAGCCAGATTGCCATTGGAACCCTACGGGGATGATATGCTCTCCGCGGCTACTTGGGATGCCTCCGTTACCACCGCTTCTAAGGCACGCCGCAAGTTGGTCGGTAGCTCGTTCCCCACGGCGTCGGCTCGACGGAGGATTCCTTGACATGCTCGTGGACTCAAAAAGTACTGCTGCGGAACGTCGCCAGTCCCCAGCGTGTCCGACAACAAACACACGACGGCGTCTTTGTGCCACTCCGAAATACTGAGCGTCCAAAACTCGATAGGCCCACCCATACCCGAATTCTCCCAGACCCCCAAGAAAGGAACCAAAATCCCTTCCTCCGTTTGAACTGAGGACGCCCGGAACATTTTCCCAGACGGTCCAAAGGGGAGTAAAGTGTTGAGCCATCCGCAGATAGACGAGGGCCAAGTTACCACGCGGGTCAGCCAATCCTTTTCGGAGCCCAGCCAAAGAGAACGACTGGCAGGGCGTGCCCCCCACGAGAACATCGATTTTAATCCGTCCACAGGTTTTACACCGTCCTTCTTTTGAAATTTCATCTCGAACAAAATTTTCTTTACAGGAACAAAAAGTATCCCATTCACGAAATTTTGTCATGTCACCGTAGTTTCTGACTTCAGGAAACCGATGTGCTAAAACCGCGCAAGGAAAGGGTTCAATTTCAGAAAATCCCACAGGAACAAGGTCCAGTGCATCCCAGGCTACGGAGATTGCTTCAATTCCAGAGCACACTGATAAGTAGTTCAAATCAGGCCCCCGTCGAACCGAAGCCATTTTCGCCACGGCTCGGTGCCGGGTCCAGCTCAGTCACAACGTTCACCGGAAACAGACCGACCGGAATCAACAGAAGCTGGGCAACCCGGTCCCCGGCCTTGTATTTGAGGACTTCCCGTTCAGAACCAAATTCCGTTGTGCGGGTCAACGCGAGGTAGACCTCTCCCCGGTAGTCGGCGTCGATGACACCGATTCGATTCGGTTGTGCCACAGAGTCGTAGATTGTCCCCTGAGGAGGTTCCGAACCGGGAAAGTATTCATACCGGTCCGCTGGGAGGAACGCGGCCACATCAACCCCATCGCGGAAGCCGGTTGAAGACCTGGGAAGAATCAGACCGACGTAGCCGGTTGGTATCTGAAGCTTCAACCCTGTACGGGCCTTGGTGACTTTCCAGACCTTGACCTCGATATCTTCAGGAAGATAGATGTCGTAGGCCCCGGAACCGTCAGTAGCCCGCTGGGGGGCCTTGGCGTTCGGGTGAGCCAGGGCCACCTGGAACGTGCCCCGCTTTTCAAAGGACGTGTCGATTTTAACTTGCCGCCGTCCAGTGCTGGTATAAAGCATAAAGGCGGTTTGAAGTTTTTCTTGAGGGACATTTTTCCCGATAATAGAATAGAAGGTACACCAAGAATCCTTCATGAGAGTGTTCATATTCTCTTCAACCAGAACGCCACAGGCTACACCCATGGCAACCGCGATTGCGTATTCATCGTAGCCGTTGGGTGCCCCCGCATGTTTATCGAGCTCTTCCTCGATGTTAATGTCATGCCGCAAGTCTTCTGGTGTATCCATACCGCCTCGGGTAGCTTTTTCTTTTTTCACACGAATCTCCTCTTCATCTTCAGGAAGCCAGACAGGCTTGGCTTTTGGTATCATACTACCCAAAATTTCAACGGCGTTTCGATATTTCATAGAAAAAAATTCTTTCAGCATGATTTTTCCTTATGCAACCTGTAGGGTAGTTTCCCCGAGAACTTCACAGATTCGACCAACATTATCATTGTCTATCTCCACTTTTCCAAACCCCCAAACTTCTGAGGGTTCACCATTCGGGCCTTTGAACATTTTAGCAAAATTTATTTCTCCCATCGTACCAATCCCGTTGTTTTCGGCGAAGTCAAAAGCGAAAGCATCAAGCATTGTTTTCGCAATTAATTGAATTTCCGATCGGGCCACGTAAACCACGACGCTATCATGGACCGTGAGGGCAATCCGGCTTTTCAGCTTGCGTTCTTTGATAAGATGGTGAAGCTTGAGCATGACCGTGGACATCGGGATGACCTCATGGTTCTGAACCGGTGAATTTACCGCGATGTTCTTCATGTTCTTTGTTTCAGCCCCATCAGAGTCTGCCCCGGTGTAGGTTAGCCAAGGGAGAAGGCGGCGAGCGCCGAAGGGAGACCGAATATAGCCGTTTGCTTCCGCAAAAGCCTGGTTTTCTTCATGCCAGTCAATCAACCCGGGGTAGAGCTCGAAAAACTTTTCCCGAATGAATTCAGCGCAAGCGGTGAAGTTTGCCATTCGCCGGGATTTACCTTTCGCAATCAAGGTTTCAACCCGCCAGTCAAGTTGTTTCTCTGCAACAAATTCTTCAGCGTCTTTATCGGTCCATTCCACTAAGAGTGTCTGCTCAACCAAGACTTTGGCACTCGCGCCAAAGATGAGGCCGAAGTTGATGGACTTCGAACGGTTTCGGTACTTTTTGTACTTGCTCTTTTTTTCTTTGAGAAATTCTTCCAGAGAGATGTGCGGCGTGAAAACGAAATGCCCCGTAACCGAGTGCAAATCTCCTCCGGGAACTTCAAGGAACGCCCGGCGCATGTTGGCATCATTGGATTGAGCCGCACCGATTCGAAGCTGAAGCCCCGCCGAATCACCTTCCGCAATGTAGTATTCTTCATCATTCGGTGTACGGAAAATGTTTCGAATGAGCTTGGCAATTTCTTCGTCTTTCTTGGCGATGTTCTGAAGATTCGGGTTAGAAGACCGGTGCCGGTGTGATGCCGCGTAGAAGACCAAGAAATTCGAATGGAGCATGTTGTCTGAAGAACGATATTTTCGGTAGCCCGGAGATTTATTTTTTTTCTTCTTCGGAGCATCTTCGTCACCAAACGCCACCCACTTGGAAGGGTCAATCAAAACATCTTCAACACCCTCAGCCGAAGCGGTTGTCAGGTTTCCACAGAAAGTATCCCTAAGTGCCGTCCACTTGGAATATTCGAGGATGGGCATCAGTTCAGTGTGTCCCTGCTTAATCCATTCCCCGACGATGTCTTTTCCCGAAAGATAGTAGCCGCCTGAAGTTGTTTCACCTTCACCGTTAACTTTTTCCTTGGCCCGACCCAGGTCCGTGAAACCCATTTTTTCGTAGTGAAGACCCATGACCTTACCAGAATCTAGGTCAATCCAGTCCACCCCCAAAGCGTCAAAGCACCGTTGCCGGATTTCTTCAATCTTTGGTTCCAGCATCGCCTTGAGCTGATCCAAGGCTTCCCAGTCGATGACCACACCTTCATATTCGATGTCACAGAACATATTGAGCGCGGGCATGATGTAAGTGTCAAAATACTTTTCCAGCAGCGGGTCTTTAGCCAAATGTTTCCGCATAGCTTTCCACGTTTGGAAAGTTGCAACTGCGTCAAGGGCGGCGTACTTGGAAATCACATCTTCAGGAATGTCCAGATAGGATTTCACCCGGGGGTTGTTCCGTTTCCAGTTTTCAAGGTCCCAGTCATATCCACCGATGTTCGTGTAAATCCAGGCGTGAGTCTTCAAAGAATTGGAACGGATTTCATTCAGCATGTGACCGCATTGCATTGAGTCGAAATCGATGCGTGCGTTGGAAACCCCAAGGCGGCGAACAAACTTCACATCAAATTTCAAGTTTGCCCCGAGTTGAAATTTCCCTTCAAGGAATCGGTTGAACGTCGGGATATCGATATCTTTCCACCGGAGGTAGTAGCCTGTCACACCATCGAAAGAAAGAGTCAGACATCCGATTTTATCATCAACAAAATCGAATCCACCGGTTTCCAAGTCCCAAGCTACTTCCCCAGGCCCCATGTGAGCTTCAAGGAACTCGTTCGGGTTTTCCACAACGACAGTTTTACATTGAGGCAAGCGGCGGTTTTCATACTTGGTTGTGAACGCCTGGTTAACTTGTTCAAGAAAATGAAAGTTCGGGAAAGCATCGAGAACCTTCCCGTTCACGTCAATCAAATCCGACAAAGGGAAACACGGGTACACCCGGAGTTTCATTGGATGAAAATCCAAATACGTTTTGTTCCAGGCTTTGTCCAGGAACGCTTCGTAGGTTACATCACCGTCCCGGGTAATCACGGTCAGAGCATTTCCGAACGTGACAACCGGACGGCCTATGGTCAAATACTTTTCCAGGTTTATCCGGTGAAAGCCGATGAACCAATGAATTCCGCTTTTGAGTGTTTCCGGTTCCAACTTGAGACCGTACAGAACTTCAAAGTAGTCCAGGGGTCCGGTCTGTTTCAAAAGCCGGAGGAGGTTTTCTTTTTCACGTTCCCGAAGCATCCGGTCAACAATCACCGTCACCCGGGGAGCCCTCCCCCTCCAGAGCCAGGGGTCAACCATCAAGCCTTGGAGTTTCTTGGGGACATCAGCATCCCGGAAGCCAAAGTCCAACATCAGATTTTCCCTTTGAAGGTTGGGTCGAAGACTGACCGGAGTTCATCAAGATGAGCACTGG